CGAAACGCTCGTAGGATACAGAGGCGACATGATGAGCCTCGATGCGTACCCACTCGGCGTCGCTCCGCTTGTCGGTGCCCTTGCCGCCCTTGTGGACATTGTAGAGGTAGTCGCCGGTATAGAAAACATTGGTCAGGATCTTGTAGACGGCCGTGGTCGTCCACTCCTTGCCGCTTCTGGTTCTGAAGCCTTGATCGTTTAGATAGCGGGTGACATAAAGGACTGACTGATACTGCTCGTAGAGATCCAAGATCAGGTTGTAGATCTTGCTTTCGATAGGGTTCAGGCTGAAGACCTTTTCCTTCTTGTCGAAGTCATAGCCGTATGGGATGCGACCGCCGTTCCACTGGCCGTTCTCAGCTCTGGACAGCATGACAGCGGTGACACGCTCGGAAGTGATATTACGCTCCAGCTCAGCAAAGACCAGGATGATCTTCAGCATGGCCTCGCCGATAGCGGAGCTGGTGTCGAACTGCTCGTTCTTGGAAACGAAGGTGACGCCCAGGTTCTTGAGCTCCTGATACATATTGGCGAAGTCGAGCAGATTTCGGCTGATGCGGTCGATCTTCCAGACCAACAGGTGAGAGAACTCTCCCGTCCGCAGTCTGTCCATCATCTTCTGATAGTCTGGTCGGTCTGTATTCTTGGCAGAATAGCCGGGGTCCTCGAAAATGACAAAGTCCTGGATGCCCAGAACCATCTGAGCGTAGGCGATCAGCTCACGCCTCTGCACCTGAAGGGAGTCTTTGTCGATCTGATAGTGAGTAGAAACTCGTATGTAAATGGCAACTTTAAGTGCCCTCAGCTTGTCCGCAACTAAAAGCATGGACTGTCCTCCTCGATGTCCTCGGACATTCCGCAGGAAAATCTGTGGAAAATCCCTCGTAACCGTAACCAAACCGTAACCGTAACCGTAACCCATATACCGTAACCGAAACCGAACCAAACCAGAGATAATTTAAGGGCACCGCCAGAGCGATGCCCTGTTGTGATTTGATTATCGTTCCGTCAGGAATTGTTTTCCGACCTCGTTCTCCACAATGGAGATCAGGAGACCGGAACTGCCGATCTTGCCATTGGCGAACTCGACCTTACGCATAGGAAGCTCATCGGGATCGACCGATACCATGATGAGAATGTCGGCCTTTTGCAGACCCTCATCCACAGAGGCAAAGAAGTCGTGCTTTGCCGCCCATGTTACATAGCCGTTTCGGGCCATGATGTCAATGCCTCTTGCGGCCTGACCGGTGGTGTCATAGAAATAGTCGGCAGCGACTCCGTCCAGAGTATCGCAGTCCCACTGGCGAAGCTCGGAGATATAACCGGAGATCCGGGAAATGAAGTCTGGCTCAGACTCGCCCCGGCGGAACGGATCTGGCTCGACGATGGCAATGCGGCCTGACGGAGATACGCAGAGGCAGTTGATACTGCCGGCGGCGCCTCCTGCGCCAACAGGTACATTACGACCGATGCAGATGAGAGGGGAATAGGCTTTGTTGCCATCGTAGAACATGAAGGTCACTCCTTGTCTCGGTATTTACTCAGCACCGCCTGGATAACTCTGCGGTCATCTGGCGTAGCAATAGAATACAGGCTGATAAGTTCGTGGTGCTCCTTGGGGAGGGGGGCATACTTGTCGTCGTCGAAACCGATCAGCCAGTCGATAGAAACGCCAAAGAACTCGGCGAGGCGGGCGACATAGGCCAGATCGGGCGTCCGATCAGAAGACAGGTAGCGAGACACCGTTGCGGGCGTCATATTGATCTGTTCCGCCAGAGCCTTCATGGACAGACCACGATTGTCCATCAGCTCCTGAAGGCGTTCTCTGAAAATAGAAAAGTCCATAGAATTGAGCTCCTTTACCGATATGATAGGGTGACAGTACCATCATAATACTTTTTGGCCGTTTCTGCAATTAAAAAAGCGGAAAGTGGCAAAAAAATATTGACTTTTACCGATTGGTAAAGTATAATGAAGACAACGGTAAACCCCACCAACCGAAATCAGGACAGAAAGAAGGTGAAACCCTATGAAACCGCTTGAGATCAAAGGAGCCCGAACAAGGCTTGGATATACGCAGCAGTATGTGGCGGACCAACTCGACATCACGGTAAACTCCTACCATAAGAAGGAGAGTGGCAGAGTTCGGTTCACCGACCCTGAGAAGATCGTACTCGCAGAGGTACTTCAGCTCAGTCTTGAGCAGTTCAACGATTTCCTGTTTGATGGTAAGCTGCCTGCGGGCACTATCGTCGCAGTCGAGCGTTGAGCTCGCTTTTTTATCCCTGCGGTTTACCGATTGGTAAACATCACTGTTTACAATGGTAATTATAGGCCATGTTAGGAGGAAAGAAAATGGGACGAGATGCTACGAAAGCGGCCGGCAATCCCTGGTACGAAGCCAGAAAAAGAGCCGCAGAATATGACGACAGGCTGAGTAGCCGTGAGGGCGCCGCTGAGCGCCTCGGAATGTCCGTTTCCTCGGTGGCCGATGCGGAGTTGGGTCTGACAAAGTGTATGCCCGTGGACAAAGCGGTGCTGATGGCAGACCTCTACAACGCACCTCATCTTTTGAACTACTACTGCTTGCATGAGTGCCCGATAGGGTGTCGGCAGTCCATTTCGGACGAGGTTCTCGACATCGACAGGGTCACGGTCAAGCTCCTGAAGAACCTCAAGGTAAATCAGCTCACGGAAATGAAAGATAAGCTCCTTGACATTGCTGAGGATGGCATCATTTCCGACAACGAGAAACCGGATCTCAGAGAGATCCTGGATTACCTTGACAAGCTCGCCAAGACGGTGAGTGAGCTGAAAACCATCGGCCAGATGGCATTGAACGGAGGCGAAAACAGATGAACAAGGCTACCGGTGTCGTAGAGATCCTGAAAACTGAATACGGCATCGAGAGTCTTGCCCAGCTCCAGGATGCGATCTCGAAGCTCGGGCTCATCGACCTGTCTCCGTTTTGCGCTGATATACCAAAAGAAAAGGAGAAAGCATCATGACCCGAATGGAAAGAAGACGCAGGAGAGCCCGCAGACGCAGGCTCCAGATCCTGGTCGTAGCCCTCGTAATTACGCTGTTTATCTCGCTCTGCAACGCATTTGTCGAAGCGGAAGATCAGAAGGTCGAGCCGTTGGCGGCAAGGGAACCGACCTACACCGTAACGACTCTGGACTTCCAACAGCAGGAAGCAGGCTTCCGGTTGATCGGAGACTATAAGCCTATCACCCTCGAAGTAAAGCACACGACTCCGGTGGAGGATGATGACACAATCATCGTCAAAGCCGAGGAGGCGGAGGAGCCGGCGGAAACTGAACCGGTATTTGATCGACTCTACACCGAAGAAGATGTCATTGCCGCCGCTCAGATGATGTACGGTGAGGCGTATATCACCCACTCCGACATGAAGATGGCCGCTACGCTGTGGGTTGTCTGCAACCGGTACGACAGCGGAGATCCATACTACCGAAACTGCCACACCATCAAAGATTTCATCGCACAGCCTGGAGCGTTCTACGGATACGACCCGAACGGAGTGATTGACGAGCACCTTGTATGGCTTGCCCGAGATGTCCTTGACAGATGGTGCATGGAAAAGGCTGGATACACCGATGTAGGCCGTGTGATCCCGAAGGATTATGAATACTTCCACGGCGACGGTTGGGAGAACCACTTCAGAAAGGAGTACGAACATGATGGAAACTATTGGGACTGGAGCTTGCCAAATCCCTATGAGAGCTGACATCGGCCCCGAAGATGCTCTCATTCAGGAGCTCACGGACATCCTGTTCGATGTCCAACGCCGGCTCTGTCGGACCTTCGACCTCATGGATGTGTTCAACATCCTGAGATACACCATCCGCAAGTGCGAACTGAACGGAAAAGGGGAGGACTATATCCCGATCCTGTTCGAGAACGAACTCCGTGATTTCGTGATGCGGGAAGAAATCAATGCTTTAGGGAGGATGAACCTATGTGCCAGGAGTGCCACATGAGCCCTTGCCACCCTCGCTGTCCTAACGCACCAGACCCTCCTTCGGTGACTACCTGCCACCGCTGCAAGGAGCCGATCTATCCGGGTGACGAATACGCCCGCATTGATGGCGTGGACTATTGCGAGACCTGCATCGACGATATGCCGTACTGCGAACTGATCCCGCTCCTCGGCGGCGATTGGAAAACTGCCAGTGAGGAGGACATCTACGATGGATATGACGGATAAGCTCACCGAGTTCCCTGAGTTCCCGGAGCTCCAGTTCGATGATGAACACCACATCTACCGATTGGATGGCGTGATTATCCCGAGTGTCTCCAATATCATGGAGCCCCTGAGTGGAGCGAAATACGCCGGCATCAGCGAGAAGACGCTGGAAAAGGCCGCCAACAAAGGAACCTCCGTCCACAATTCGATTGAGAACTTCATCAAGTTCGGCATTGAGGATGTGAACCCCGCCCATCAGGGCTACTTCGACGCCTTTCGGGAGTGGTGGGAAAAAGATCAGCCGGTCCTGGTTGGATCTGAGTGCCGCATCTACCACCGCATCCTCCAGTACGGAGGCACGGTGGATCTGCTCGCCTACATCAGAGGGAAGCTCACCCTCGTTGATTTCAAGAGCACCTACGCTCTGAGTGATATGACCTGCGGAGTTCAGCTTGAGGGCTACTCGCAGGCGCTTGCCAGCCACGGCATCCGGGTTGAGCAGAAGAAGATCCTGCACCTGAAAAAGGATGGCAAGCACGATGAGCGCAGTTACCCGGCCAACGACGCCGCCAGATGGCGTGTGTTTGGCAGTTT